GGTTGTCTTTGTCCCAATTATCTACCTGCAGGATGCGAGCTAGGTTGAAGTTCCTAACAGCATCTTCTTCAGTTAATTTTGCGTCTTTGAATGCTTGGACAACAGCTTCCCAATAGGAGCCGTTGCACTTGTCCAGAATAAGGCCAGCACGCTTGGGACCAATCCCAGGACAACCAGCATAGCCATCAGTACTATCACCGGTGAGACATTGCTCATAGAGCTTTCTCTCGGCAAGTGCAGGGGTCTGAGTGAACTCATCCTTAAGGTTGTAGATACGACAGGGTATCTGCTGCATGTCTTTGTCAGGGGAGACTAAGACGAAGTTAGTGAACTCTCCAGAGGTAGCAGCAATCCCCAGAGTGTCATCAGCTTCCAGTCTTGGAAGGAGACGACTTGGCCAGGTATCCATTGCCCAGTTCTTGAGCTTCAGATAGCCAGCGGGCTTCCTTTTTATCCTGTTCCCTTTGTAGTTTGGATCTACATCTTTGCGGAAGTTCTCCAGATCAGTGAAGAATAGAATCACGTCCGATGTATCAAAACGGCTGCAGAGATCCCTGATCTCAGACTCAACACGATGGCGGCCTTTGTTGAAGTCCCCAACGATAACGGTGAGGTCTTGGCTGTACTCGTGTTCTTCTTCGGCACTGCTAGCAGCGCGATAAAGAAAAAAATCAGCGTCAATCAGAAGGGTGGGTGGTTTCATTTGGTGGTGTAGTAGCGGTTGTCGGTAGACCAGAAGTTCTCCCATCCGGGGGGAGTTCGGTTGAAGCCCCAGCTCACTTTCCAGTTAGCGATGTCTCCATCAGGGGTTACCTCAACTGGCCACACGCCTTCCTCTTTAACGTGACTGCCCTCCCTTCGCCACTTGTTGATTTGGTGGTTCCAGGTGCTTGTCTTCACGTCAATCTCAATGATCCCATACTCGGGATGCTTGAGGATGATGTCAGTCTTTCCTGTGCTGTTGATGTTGGGGAACACCTCACAGCCCTTCCAGGCTGCCAGGAGATACACCCACTGCTCAGAGAGATCTCCAAGCCTGCTGCGGTTAATGGCAGTCGCTCCAGTTAGCTCCGAGTTTGAACTCAGAATCGAGGGCACATCTGAACTTGAGTTGGTGCTCGACATCTTTCATAGCGAGGGTGATAAGTTGACCAGCCATGTCGGCTTGATCAGGGTGGACGGAGAGTTGCTGTTCATCGTGAATAAATCCCAGCGGTGTAAAGTCGATGCCAGCCTCATGCAGTAGCTCATGGGTGCGGATGACCCAGCGCTTGCAGATGATAGCCCCTGCGGACTGAAGCAGGTAGTTAAGGGCGGCGTGCTCTTTGCCCATCAGTCTGATAGGTCGTCCATCGAGTCCACGCAGAACCCCAGTGGACGCCCGCTCTTTGACTGCTCCGGAGAGCTGCTTGAAGCCAGCAAGTCCATCAAGAATCCGATCTCGGATCTGACGACCTCTCTTAGCAGCACCAGGCTTTCCAGCCCCAGCCGTAAGGCCCAACTTAGTGTCACCACCACCGTAGATGAGGCAATAAGTAACAGACTTACCTGATTTGCGGTCAGTTCCATAGATCTCCGATAGGTGTGTGTGGATGTCGCCTTCTACGACTTCTTTGGCAAACCTGCCTCCGTCGTAGGGGGCTAGGTAATGCCCGAGGCATCGAAGCTCTAGGCCACTGGCATCAGCCCCCAGCTGGACCCTACCAGGCCCTGGGTTGAACAGAGCACGGTATTCGTGGGCAGATGGTACCTGAGCCAGGTTTGGACCCATATGGGCTTGCCTCCCGGTGTTGGTGTTAAGCACGCAGGAGTGGTGGATGCGACCATCCTTGCCAACTTTCTTGAGCCAGGCGTTCTTACCTTCACTCAGTTGGCCTAGGTGCTTCTGAAGTTCAAGGATTCGGGCGAACTTATCACCCTCCTCTGTGCCCATCTCTTTGAGCACTGATTCATCGATCTTCGGGCGACCGGTGTTGGTAAACTCTCGTGGTTCCCATCCCCTGAACTGTTTGAAGGCCCAGGCTATGTGATCGCGAGACGTTGGGTTGAACTCCTTCAATCGACACATAGGAGCATCGGCCACATAGCCGCGCGTCTTGTTAGGACGCTTGGGTGTGAACTCGCCACCGTCAATGAAGGTGAAGGTGTTACGCATCTGGAGGGATAGATCATCCAACTCAGTGCGTAGCTTGGACTCAAGTTCCTGAGCAGCACGAACATCGAACGGGAAGCCCGATGTCTCTTGCCAGGCCATGATGTGGGCCAGGGTGTGCTCAGTTTCAATGGCCCTGGATTGCTCCTCCATTTTGGGGAGGAAGAGCTCGACCAGTTTTGTGGAGACTTCGACGTCCCTTTGGCAATAGTCCAACATCTCAGGTGAGTATGTAGACCAGTCGCCATTCAGGGTCTTACCAAACTGGGACTTGTGGAATCCTAGTCTGTGCCCCCAGCTCTCCAGACTGTGACGGCCATAGAGGTTGGCTGGCATCCCTGCTGGGCGTGAGCGGAAGTCACGGTCGAGAATGTCAGTGAAGAAGAGACGTGAAAGGATTAAGGTGTCGTAAGCCTTGCCGCTGTACTTCCAGCGCGGATACAACTCCTTGATGGCTTGAAAGTCATAGCCAATGATGTTGTGTCCGTAGAGAACATCAGCATCTTGGAGAAGCTTCAGGCCTGGCTTAACTTCGTCAGGCCCAAACCTATAGATCTCCTTGGTATCTATGTCTTGAGCCGCAATACAGTGAATAACCGACAGGTCCCGTAGGAGCCCATCGGTCTCAATGTCAAACGCGATTCTCATGGATTTGGCGGAGGATGGATTCGAGGTTTTCAAAGATCTTTTTCCCACCCACAACGCGGGAGACCTCCTCACCGTCTCGGTTGAGAAGGAGGAGAGTGGGGAAGAGATCAATACCGCCGTACTCCTCTCGGAGGTGGGGATAGAGATCCTTGTCTTTGATGGTGAGGTAGTAGGTCATAGCCACTGTATCCTCCCTGAGGCGGAGGGCAGTGATTTTCTGTTTGACCAGACCACAGGGTGGGCACCCCTCCTTGGTGAATAGGAGGAGGTTAAAAATCGACGAAGGGATTTTCATCAGAGGTGGTTGGGGTGAAGTCGAGGTTGGTCACAAGACGACCGGTGGATGACTGATAAGCCAGGTCACCAGCGGGCCCCGTCTGACCATTGAAACGGTTTTTGAGAACGCGGAGGGAGGCCGCATTATCTCCTGCTGAGATGTTGCGTTCGAGAGCCACAACAAGGTCACTAAGCTGAGCGATGCTATGTGAACCGCGAAGCTGACCAAGAGACACCTGAGCACCATCTTCATGGCCTTTGTCTCCTTGAGCGCGACGGAGGTGTGAGATAAGGATCATCCCAATACCGGTCTCTTCGACGAAGCTTCGTAGCTTGGTCATAACGACGTCGATCATTTTCCTTTCGTCGCTGCTCTCGTTTCCGCTTAGAAGAATCGATAAGTGATCCAGAATAATCCATTTGACTTCGTTGGCTTTTACTAGGTAGCGGATGTCATTGAGAAGAGCATCTGGATCAACAGACCCAAACCCATCCCGAAGAAAGCAGTTACCACTTCCAACGGTATCTCGGAATGCACTCTTAAGATCTTCCTCAGGGATTTCATTGTTGAGATGCAGTGGTTTGTTAGCAGCCACCGTCATGAGGCGGAGGCCCGTACGTTTAACGCTCTCCTCCAAGGCGATGTAGCCGATCTTCTGATCTTGTTTGATCAGGTGAACAGCTATCTCCCCGCAGAGCGTGCTCTTACCAGTACCGGAACCGGCTGTGATCGTGACGAGCTCACCGAGGCGAAGACCGCCAGTAACGGAATTGAGATCGTCAAAAGGGTAATCAGCATCACGGCCATGTAGTGGTGTAGTAACGAGGTCAAAGATGTCCCGTCCATCAATGATGGATTGGGGTGTGTAAGAGCGTTTATTCCAGATGGCTTGGCGTATTGCCTCCCCATCGTTCGCCTGTAAGGCATCAGATGCGTCCTTGTAAGAGCCTAGAGAGGCTAAGAAAACCCGATCAGGGGGGAAGAGACTCACGCAGTCTTGCGCGGCCTGTGTCCCTGCCTCATCGTTGTCGAACATCAGAATGACCTCATCAAACCCGAGAAGGTAGTTGAGCTGATTCTGTAGGGCCTTCTTTGCACCCTGCGCCCCGTTAGGGACGGAGACGACAGGCCACTTAGGACGGGCCTGCCAGACAGAGAGGGCGTCGAACTCCCCCTCCGTAATGACAATGGTCTTACCACTGCCAAAGAGGTGCTGACCGAAGAGCTGTTTGTCTTCGTTCTTCCCTGTCCAGTGGAAGTCTTTCTCCTTGGGCCTCTCCTTGTACCCCACCACCCGACCAGCAGACGAGTAGTAGGGGAACCGGATGACAGGCCCAGCATCAACCCTTACGTTGAACTTCTTGCAAGTCTCCTCAGAGATGTTTCTAGAGGGGATGCGGGCGAAGTCACCCGTGTAGGTGATCATAGGCTTCGAGCGGGGTGTGGATTCAGTGAGCTCGGAGGAGCCAGGGGCCCAGTGACCGCAAGAGAAACAAAAGCCGTGGCCGTCACTGTAAGTAGTGAAAGCGTCAGAACTTGTGCAACTCGGGCATGGGCCTTGGTGTAAGACGTAAGAGTCTTCATCACAGGGGTGCGACATTGGCAAGGTCCTCTTGAATGGCTAGGTACTCGTCGAGGGCCTCGAAGATCTCATCTGTGTCATAGCCTTCCTCCTCAAGGTCATAGACGAAGCCATCGATCTTGTAGATCAGGTTTTCTTTAGCCATCGGTGAATGCCTCGGATAAAAGACTCTTGAGCCGGTCGAACTCTTTGTCCTGGATGCGGTAGTAGTTTTGCCAGTCATTGATGGCAAGCCTCAGCCCGAGCACAAGGTTCTCTGCTGTTGTTGGTTCGTCTGCCTGGATGTCGCAGAAGATGTCAGAAAACCACTCTTTGTAGCTTTCAGGGGAGCCATGTGGAATAGTCATTGGAGCCAATCGTTGGGGATAGCGGGGTAGATACACCAAGGGAACCCGTGCTTATCGCACCAGCCCCCATAGGTGGTCTTGCTGTTCTTTGACAGCGTGTTGTCTCGCTGGAAGACGAAGCGGATGTCTAAGTGTGGGTGAGCCTTCTTCACCGCCAGCATCTTCCTCCTATCGGATGGTTTGAAGAAGCCTTTGGCCTCAATGATCACACCGTTAGGAAGGAAGAAGTCTGGGGTGTACTTAGACTCGGTGACATAGGAGAACTTCTCCACCTCATAGAGATAGGGAACATTCTCCTTGTCGAGGTACTTAGCCAGTCGCTCTTCCAGGCCTGA